AAGCTTCTAGAGGAATGTGAACGCTCACGGAATGAGCATCTAGTTGACGCCGTCATTCTTGCGGTCTATACCGGCGCCAGAAAAAACGAACTGATGAATGCCTTGTGGTCCGACTTCGACATGGACAACGGCAGGCTCATCTTTTCCTTCACTAAGAACGGTCAAAGTAAATCCGTCACCTTGGATTCCACGGCAACCGAGATCATGCACAAACGTATGAAGGTCCGTGCTATCTACTCAAACCGGATCTTTCCACGGCAGGCTAAGTGGATGAACAACTCTGAGAACAAGGATCTTAAGCAGGCACCAGACTTCCTTGACGGTCTAAAGAAAGCACTGGTCCGTGCCGGTCTACGTTGTCCAGTCGGATGCACACACGATCACCGTGACGAGAAGTGGTTCCGTGAATGGTATCCGCACCGCAAACTGGTCTGGCATTCTCTCCGCCATACTTGTGCGTCCATCATTGCCAACAACGGCGGAACCTTGGAAGACATCCAGGCGCATCTTGGTCAAGAGTCACCGCAATCGGCTCAGATTTACAAGCATTTAGTTGATGACTATACAAAGAAGACGAGTTCCATATTGGAAAAAGCTCTTGCATCTTAGTCAGGATGCTAACATTGTCACATCATGGAAACTAAAAAACGAACAGTAGAAGATGCGGACGTGATTAAAAGGTTGCGTCAAGCCTTTGCCGAGACGCAAATGGAGCATCAAGAATTTGCCGACAAGCTTGGTTGCTCACGGTCCTATGTTGGCAATATCCTATCTGGCAGAGTTCAACTCTCCGGAAGGATTATGAAGCAACTGCATGAGAATGGATTCGACATCGTCTGGATTCTCTCAGGCAACTCCGACAAAGCGGAGATCAAAAAACTTCAGGAGAAAATTGACACGGTCAAAGAACTACTGAAGGAAGCGTATAAACAATGAAACAGAAAGAGCCTTTTACAATAGGTGATAAATTATAAAGGAGACTTAAATGCACCACTTTGTAGAAACTCAAATTATTCAGTGTCCTAACAAAAAATCGTTTGATGATCATCTTGGTGTGTGGTCAAAAATCGTAAAAATTGGTCATTCACATTCATGTCATTTAAAATGGAATGTACTAAGTCAGAAAAACCGGACGTTTATTTTAGAAGTGTCTGGTGCCTCAAAACAGGCGCAACAAAATGCGCTGATCAATGTTATGAAGTTTTTATTTGCTGAAGGAATTGAGCCTGCCGTCATCATATCGACAAAAACAGAACCCGATCCTTCAATTATAAAAGCTTTGGCGATTTTAGAGGCGTAGACATGTCTACAAAAATGTCTACAAAACTTGAGCAAAACCTTGATTTTTGGCCTATGTCTACTAATGTATACAGTTCTATTTTAGTAGCCAAATCCTTGCAAACCGTTGCAAACACTAATCGGGCCAGTAGCTCAGTTGGTTAGAGCAGTCGACTCATAATCTTGTGAGGTGTAGACTTAGACCGTTGCAATCACTGGCTTTGTAGTCATCATGTAAGTGAATGTCTACATGATTGTCTACAAGGCCGGTCATTTCTTTTGATCCAAATTACAACTTGAGGTGCTTTGGTAGGTTGTGAATAAAGGCTTTTTGTGCCTGCTCACTTAGCTCAGACAAGGCAGATTTTGCATGTTCCTTGGCTTGATCTGCCGTCAGCGAATTATCTTCAGACTGAACCATGTCAAAAATAGCTTTGGCAGCAAAAGTCGCAATCTCTTTTGCGATCAGCATCTCTAGTCCGGTCATTTCTTTTTCCTCTTCCTTGAGTGTTTTGCAAACTTTTTATAGACGCTCGGCTTATTGATTGCCAGATACGCTTTCTGTTTCTTCGACTTGAACGGCATCAGTAGCTCCAGATCCACGGACGGTTGTCGCCGGTCAGATCATCCAGGTGCAGGAACCTTTTATCGTGTGGTCCTTTTTGTGATACGCCGATGCCGGTCATGCCATGCTTTTGAGCAATCGCCATGAGTCTAATGGCATCTCGTCCTGAGATGACAATGTCCACGGCGTGTCCAGTGGTGTGAGGTCCATGCCTGCCGGTTGAGGAAACTTTCTCATTCCAATCTGGATGCCGGAATCCACTAGATGGATACATCGGTTGTCCAAATTCATCTCGGATCAGTTGCAGCTTCTCCATAAAGACAGGGTCCATATCACAAAGGCCGGTCCCTCGGCACTTCATTTCTTCAAATGTAAAACTTTTGGTCAAATATTTATTTGCCATATAAAATCCGAATAACACGATTGGAGTTTCAACCAGAAATTCACGACGACTTTTCTTCTGTGAGCAAAGCCTCTCGACAGACTTGCACCAACTTGTCATCGACTTTCGAGTCCGAAAGCTTGGCAAGATGTTCAAGTATCGTGATAATGATTTCGCTAACAAATTTGGTAGTGGTCAGTTTCTGGATTATCTCTGCAACAATTTTTGCGGTCATTCTGTTCCGTTCTCTAATTCAATCCGTCTGGATTCCTTGTCATCATTGTGTTCCGTGGAGTCGAAAAAATACGAAATAACTGCATGGACCACGGAGATTAATCCGCCAAGCATCGTTGCTGCGACGGTTTCCATGCTGGGATCGATGGACTTGAAAAATATCAAGACCAGTAAACAGGAGAAGATGAAGAGGACCAGGAATGCGAGAATAAATCGAATCCATAATCTTTGCTTTTTAAGACTTAGAACCACGGATTCTCTCCAACTCTCTTCCTACGTTTTCCAACTCACCTTTGTACTCTCCAAGAGTCTCATTCGTCTTTTCCACTAAATTAAAAACTCGTTCCTCAATCTTGAGCCGGTCTGCTCTTGCTTCAGCAGATGATGTCTTGATCCACCAACCAAGCACGATAAGACCAATACCGGCGACGCCTTGACCTAATAATATGTCAATAATCTTTTGTGTCGGATCACTTGGTGCCGGTTCCGGTACTCTTGAGTAATGTCTTTGCGGTTCGTAAATGTCATGCTCACGGTGATGACCACTGGAAAATACTGGTGCAGAAATCCACAAAAGCACGACAATCAAAAGTATTATTTTCATGCGACGCCTTGCATTGGTGTTCTAAATAATCGATCTAGATCCTGAACCTTATTAGTCCGGCGCTTGATAGGTTGTGATGCCATGCCGGTCCAGGTTGATTGCAATCCTGCCGTCTGTCGTATTATCGGATTTGACACACCAACAAATTTAGAAACAAGGTTTTGCTGATGGAAGTTGATCGGCACTGGCGACGCTGTGATCTGTTTGATCAACTCCATTTTCATGTCTTCATATATAAAAGGATACACCGTCTTCACCGTCTCCAGTGTTTCCGGAATGATGATGCCATTGGCAAGTTGATCACCAAGAACCAACGGATCTTCAATCGCACGGATGATGTTCCTGAATCTTGACATCTGCTCGTTGGATGGTTCCGGTTGCTCTGCCGTCATGAACATGCCCTGCATTGGTGAACGTGGTATTTGAGAAGAGGCATATTGGATCGCACGGTTGACGGTCTCACCGATGTGATAGGATGTGTTTGGCGCAATGTCTGGAAGATCACCGAGGTTTTCTGTAAGCCTTACAACCATCATTGTCGGATCTGTCGCCAAGCTAGTAAGCTCATCCTTCTGCTTTTTAAATTCTTCTTTCTCTTTCTTATCAGACTTGACCGGCCTGCCGGTAACTTCTTCCACCTCGGCTGCCGTTCCTCGAAAGACTCCAGATGCTGCATTGCCTGCCGGTTTCACAAAACTCCGCATCTGCTTGTTAATCTTGTTCTTAGTGTATCGGATCACTTGATCCATCTTCTGCAACATGTTGACTGCTTTGCCGGTTCCAGGCATACCGTCTGAGACAAGATCCTTAAGCTTAAACTCGGCACTCATTTTGTCCTCAATGTCCGAAAGTTTTTTCGTCGAGGAATCAATCGAGTCTCTTAGCTTCTTTAACTCATCCGTCACGGCGTATCGATCTTTGCCGGTAACCAAGTCGTCCCAAGATTGCTGACGGATCTTGTTGTGTTCCGTGAATATTGTCACCACGTCGTCCATTGTTTGGACTTCGCCAGTGTCCATTCCGGT